CTGCACAATCTTTCTCTGAGTATAGACAGTTAGAACTAGATTCTGCTCGCATTAATACATTTCAAGCACTTACAGATATATCTTTTGTTTCTAAACGATTCATTCTTAAAACATATCTTGGTTGGACAGAAGCTCAACTTAATGAAAACGAAGTTATGTGGAAAGAAGAACGTAGTAGGCTCTCAAGGCCTTCTGCATCTGCAGGTGGCGGAGCAGGTGGCGGCGGTATGGGCGGTATGGGCGGCGGCTCTCCCGCAGCAGGACTATCTGATGTTGGTATAACAAGTTCCGGTATCGACGGTATGGCACCTCCAGAAGAGGGTGATGGTATGGGAGATGACGCAGGCGGAGCCCCTGTGTCCGACACAGAAGTAAGCGGGTTTGGTAGTCAGTAATGAAAGCGGCAGAGTTTAGTATACCAGAGTCGCTTGATAGTGATATACAATCAACAGTCAGCGCTCATGCATCGGAGTTTAGAACAAGGGCAACTATAGGTAATAGAAATGTTGACTTCGAAGCATTAAAATATAGCAGTGCCAACAAGTGGGAAATTGCGTTTACAGAGTCGCGCCCGGGTAGGAAATATGTCAGTAAAACAGGGTCGGGGAGCGAATTACAAGTTTTTTCTTTTGTGATTGCATCTATAAAAGAATTTATTGCTAGGTATGCACCAGAGTCAGTTGAGTTTTCATCACACAAAGACGACGGCAACAGGACATCGTTGTATAACAGAATAATCAATCGTATTAAAATAGACGGTTATCATTTACAAGATGTAGAGTCTGGAACATATGATGATAGATTTATTATTGTTCGAGATGATAAATAACTGTATGAATGTTAAAGAACTACTTTTCGAATTCTATGATCCTGCAGATGATCAAATGGGAATTACACACATGGATGATACACGGCGTCCGCGACTAACTATACTTCATTTACAGAAGCTAAGGAAGGCCCGCGATGTCGAAAAATACGAAACTGCACAGCATCTTAACTTTGTTCCCGACATGTATGGACAGGCAGCAGCTCAAGAAGCTGGCGGCATGCCGGGCATGTAATACTCCTGTTTTTTAGTAAATAACTAAAAAATATACAAAATGGCGTCTTTTATAGCCATTTCCACCTACGATCGCAGCCGTTTAGTTAAATAAGCTAGAACACCATTAATATGGGCTTTAAATTTTTAACTAAACAAGGAGAGGCTAGGCATGTCACAACAAAAAAAGCTAGAACAGGTATTAGACCTTCTGTTATCAGAAGACTCGGACCGGGCTGCTGAATTACTACATTCTATCATTGTAGAAAAAGCAAGAACTATTTATGAAAGCATTGTCGACGAAGAAGATGACGTTGTAGGTGGCGAACCTAGCGAAGACTTCACAAACGATATCTCTGCAGATGCTGATGATATTGATTCGGACGAACAAAACGACGGTGAAGCTGACGACAGCGAAGAAGGCGACGAAGAAGGTGCCGATGAATTCGGTGGAGAAGACGACGCTGAAGAAGGTGAGAGCGAAGAAGGATCCGTGGAAGATAGGATTGAATCTTTGGAAGACCAACTTGCTCAACTAACTGCTGATTTTGAAGAAATCATGTCCGGTGGCGAAGGCGACGGAGATGCAGACGACTTCGGTGGCGAGCCTGATGGCGATGCAGACGACTTCGGTGGCGAAGAAGATTTCGGTGGCGAAGATGAATTTGGCGGCGAAGATGAATTTGGCGGCGAACAAGACTTTGGTGGCGAAGATGGCGAAGAAAAAGTTATCGGCGAAATCACAGCAACAATGTTCGAGAAAAAGAAGAAAGCAGAACTTACAAATGCAGATGCTAAAAAGAAAGCAGAAGCAAAGAAAAAGAAAGTCGACGAAGAAACAAAGTTTCTTAACGCAGTAGGCGATACAGGTCAAAAAGGTACAGCTAAGTTAGTTGGTACAGGTAAAGGTATGTCTTTGGGCGCTGAACAAAATCAGTCACCATACACACACGCACCTGCTAAGAAAGACTTCGGTGGCGGCCCAGTTAAGATTGGTAAAGGCACCGGCGGCGAGTATGGCAAATACAACGGCGATTCTGCAGCAAATAAGACACCATCGGATAACGTAAAAGTAACACCGAAGAATGTTTCTACAAAAGCAGATACAACAGCTAAGTTTACTGGTGGTAAAGTAGCAGGCGATGGTTTTAGCAAATCTCCATTGTCAAAGAAACCTGCGTAAGGATTGACGTAAATGGCAAATAAACTGTACGAATTCTTATCGTTTGATAAGGCGCATGTACAACTTCTTGAAGAAGATAACAAGATTGGTGGTAAAGATCTCTGCATGAAAGGGATCTTTATCCAAGGTGACGTAAGAAACCAAAACCAACGTGTATATCCTGCGAGAGAAATAGCCAAAGCAGTTCATTCGATTACAGAAAAGTTAAGTACCGGTCAATCAGTTATGGGCGAGCTCGACCATCCAGAAGAGCTTTCTATTAACCTAGACCGTGTTAGTCACCTCATTACAGAAATGTGGATGGAAGGTGCAGATGGATACGGTAAGCTGAAAATAGTCCCAACCCCGATGGGCAACATTATTAAGACATTGTTGCAGTCGGGGGCGAAGTTGGGCGTTTCTTCCCGTGGTTCCGGTAATGTTGGTAATGACGGGGCAGTTTCCGAATTTGAGATTGTTACTGTTGATATCGTTGCACAACCAAGTGCTCCAGATGCATTTCCGAGAACAGTATATGAAAGTCTTTATAACATGAAGGGTGGTTCAAATGTGATGCTGACCGCAAGAGCAGCGTTAACAGAGGCCTCTGCACAAAAACAGCTTGTTAAAGACATTCAGAGATTTATTCAAGAGTTAAAAATTTAGGAGAACTCAAGATGGCAAAAAAGTTAGATGAACTCTTGAGTGAAAGCGTTGGATTATCCGAGGATACCAAAACTCAAATAGTTGGGTTATGGGAAACAAAGATCACCGAAGCGCGTGAAGAAGTTGCAGCAACACTCCGCGAGGAATTTGCACGTAAATTCGACCACGACAAAGGTGTTTTAGTTGAATCCATGGATCGGTTCTTAACAGACCGTGTCCGCGTCGAGCTCGAAGAATTCGCAGATGATAAGAGAAAACTTGTCGAAGAACGGGTAGCCTACAAAGGTAAGCTCGTAGAACACACAAAAATGTTAAACACATTTATCACAGAGTCCGTAGCTAAAGAAATGAAAGAGTTTTATTCTGAAAAGAAGGCGATGAAGGAAAACTTCACAAAACTTGAAAACTTTCTGTTGAAACAACTTGCTGAAGAAATTCGCGAGTTCCGTGCTGATAAGAAGTCCCTAGTGGAACAAAAAGTCAAAATGGTCACAGAAGGCAAGAAGAAGCTACAAGAAACAAAGGTGAATTTTGTTAAGCGTGCAGCTCAGATTATCGAATCAAACATCGATAATACATTGCGTGCAGAAATTGGACAGTTCAAAGATGACATCCGTGTCGCCCGCGAAAACGATTTTGGACGTAAGATTTTTGAGAGCGTGGCAGCAGAATTTATGACTTCGTACTTAAACGAAGGTACAGAAATCAGCAAAATGCAAAGAATGGTAGAATCTAAGACAAACGAATTGAAGGCAATGAGGGCAACAGTCCTTAAGAGCAAGCAACTTGTTGAATCGATGGATTCGAAGTTACGCGCATCCAAAGATTTAGTCGAAAGACAAACTGTGATGAACGAATTACTTGCCCCATTATCGAAAGATAAGCAAGGTGTAATGAAAGAATTGCTTGAGTCGGTGCAGACAAAGAATTTACAAGGTTCGTATAACAAATACTTGCCGAGTGTTCTAAATGAAGCCGGAAATCGTAAACCTGTGTTTAAAACAACACAGTTAAATGAAGCAGCATTGTCAGCCAAGACAGGTGACAGAGCGAAGGTCGCTCAAACCGATGAAGAAACTCAAGATTCGTTGGAACTTAGTAGAATATTAGCCCTAGCCGGCAGAAAATAATTTAGGAGAAAAATAATGGCAACAAAGCTATTTGAATCAAACTGGGGCGCTACAAAACAAGCCCTTTTAGAAGGCCTATCGGGAACCCGCCGCCAATCCATGGACACAGTGTTTGAAAACACTCGTAGATATTTGGCAGAATCGGCAACTGCTGGTGCCACACAATCAGGTAATATTGCAGTTCTTAACAAAGTAATGCTACCTTTAATCCGTCGGGTTATGCCGACCGTTATTGCTAACGAAATCATGGGTGTTCAGCCTATGACAGGTCCTGTGGGTCAAATCCACACCCTGCGCGTTCGTTACGCTAACACTGCCGCTGGTGTAACAGCTGGTACAGAAGCACTTGGTCCATTCGAAATTGCTAAGGCATATTCGGGTAACGAAGTTGCTGCTAATGCCGCAGCCGCATCGACAGCACGTTTAGAAGGTGTACCGGGTAACAAGTTAAGCATCCAAATCTTGAAAGAGACAGTGGAAGCTAAGACACGTAAGTTATCAGCTCGCTGGACATTTGAAGCAGCACAAGATGCTAATGCTATTCATGGTATTGACATCGAGGCAGAAATCATGCAAGCTCTTGCACAAGAAATCACTGTTGAAATCGACCAAGAAATGTTGTTCAAGTTAGGTAGCTTAGTGCCAGTTGCACCAACTACATTTAACCAAGCAGCAGTGTCTGGAACAGCTACCTATGTTGGTGACGAAATGGCCGCTCTTGCAGTCATGATCAACCAACAAGCTAACTTGATTTCCACACGCACACGTCGCGGTGCAGCTAACTGGGCAGTTGTTTCGCCGACAGCGTTAACAATTCTTCAGTCTGCTACTACATCGACATTTGCTCGTACCACAGAAGGTACATTCGAAGCACCTACAAACACAAAGTTTGTTGGTACATTGAACAGCACAATGCGCGTGTATGTGAACCAATATGCAAGCGATGGCGACCCTATTTTGTTAGGCTATAAAGGCCCAACAGAAACAGACGCAGCGGCTTACTACTGCCCATACATTCCATTGATGAGCATCGGCCCAATCATGGATCCACAGACTTTCGAGCCAGTGGTTTCGTTCATGACACGCTATGGCTACTTGGAATTGACCAACACAGCAAACAGCTTCGGTAACGCAGCTGACTATTTGTCCAAGGTTGGAATAGACAGCAGCACATTGAAATTTTATTGATCAAAAAGGAAGTATTCAACTACTTCCTCGGATAATAAAAATAAGAAGCCTCACTTTGTGGGGCTTTTTCTTGACTATATTATATTTAATATCCATGTAGACTGGCCGCAATCCCAATATCGTCTATACCCTGCCAAGAACATATTTTCAGCTTGAGATTTAGTTGAATCATAAGTTTTTAACCATTTCTGTAGTTGAGCTGTTTGACTTTTATGCCGCGATATAGGGTAGTTTCCGTCGGTCCAATAAAACCCCGGGGCAATATTTCTCGATAATGTAAATCCGAGTGTTTTATATAGTGCCCCTGTGAATTTACTCATGTCACAATATGATACTATTATTTTATTATTGAATATATTTTTAATGGCGTTAAATAACTTATGTGCGCCACCAACGACTATATAATCTAATCTTGTGCATACTCTTAATAGTTCGATGTCTGCTATTTTAGAAAAACGAGATTTTCCTATGCTCATTAACATGCATAATTCATTATTAAAATATAAACCAACGGCATACGACGATGCAATATACCCCTGCAAATGATTTCTATTTAGAAATGATTTTTCTTCTTCTTTGTCAACTTGCTTTAATACGAGTTTTCTTGCATATACCTTTGTTGAAATACCTACTTTTGTTTTGATTATAGATTTTATAATATCTGTTTTATTTGCCCACTCAAAATCGGTTATTTGTATAAGATTAATTCCAGTTTTAATAGCTAAATCGGTTTTATATTTGTGTTTATTCTTATCCTCGATTTTCGGTGTATGCGGGCAATAAGGGTTGTGCGAATGCCAATACAAGCCATTTAATTCTATTCCCAATCTGTAATCGGGAATATAAATGTCGAGTTCTTTTGATTTTAACATCTCCCAATCACTGTGTATATATGATATGTCTATGCTATCTAAAAATGCACAGATTTCTTTTTCTTGTATGGAGTATTGTGTTCTTTGTCGAATTGTGAAATTATGCTTCCTACAATACTCGCCCACAGTGCCATAATATACATTTAGGTCCTGTGCAATTTCAGTTAATGATTTTTGTTTATCTATGTATTCTTTGTGCAGCCATTTTTCGTCATTTAATAATATTTCGTTTTCGGGCGTAAGTTTTGATTTTGATAATGTTTTTCTTACACTGTCTCTTTGCATACTAAAGGGCACACCGAATCGCTGAATCATTGTGTCCTCTCGTTTTTTATTTATTATATCATTTTCTTCTTTAGTAGTTTTGCTTTTTGTACTAATGACGCCTGCTGATATATTTTCTTTTGTACACCTACATTTATTTGCAGGTCCACAACATACCCATCCTTCGGATATTCTATTGAGTGTTTTTTTATTACCGTATTTACAAATATTACTTTCGCTGTTTAGAGCAGAGTATATTACGGTAGGATAATGAGTTGATTCGACTAACGTATTATTACTTACCCAGGCCGACATATCACTTGATTTTTTAATAATCAATGAATAATGTTTCGGTTTTTCTTTTATAATATTTAAAATCTTATCTCTCATATAACCTTTGATGTTACAGCTTATTATAACGTATTTATGACCTCTAATCAAGAATCCTAATATTTAAAATGAAGATAAATAAAGTAATCGGAGTTAATAAATGGTAATCAAAGTCAGCACACTGCTAAAGAGCACTACATCACTATCAGCTGATCCAGCACCTAAACTATCTGCGCCGTTAGACACAAATAACTTTGCTATTGCAAACGGTGTAAATCCTGTAACAATATCGACTAATAAATATCCAACAGCACAGGGTAGTAACGGCCAAGTTTTAATAACAGATGGCGCAGGCAATCTATCTTGGGGTGCTGCAGGAGTAGCAGGCGCAGCCGGAGCAAACACTCAGGTCCAGTTTAATAATGCAGGAGCACTTGGTGCAAGCTCTTCTTTGACATTTGATTCGAATACCAATATACTAAATGTAGCAGGATTAATAAGCGCAACAACAGCGCATATACATGCAGATGCTGAAACTAACAACGGTGCATTACAACTTACGGGTAATGTGTTAGATACACCCCTTAATGTTGGATTATTGCAAGTTAGTGCCCCACTTACATTCACTGATACCAATATTTTAACATCGGCCACCGGCGATGTAAACTCTTATGTTCAGTTTGTCTTGCAGAATAAGAATGCAGGGGTAAATGCTTCAGCAGATTACATTGTTAATAACGACGGCGGATCTGCATTAAACTACGGTGACTTTGGTATTAATAGTAGTACCTTTGTAGGCACAGGTGGAGCATTTTCTAAACCTGGTGCTACATATCTATACTCATCAAATAACTCTTTAATAGTAGGATCTATATCTGCAGATGATGTGGTCATTGCTACGAATAATATTCCACGATTTATCATAACATCGGCAGGTAGAGCAAATATAGGCCAGCTTGCTAATCTTCAGATCAACGGTGGCATTGACGGGCAGATTATTCAAACAGATGGCCAAGGTAATCTAACTTGGGCAACAAATATTACCGATCCGGTTGGAAAAGCAAGTGATCTTTATTTAGATCCTATTAATTCTATATCTGACAGTAGGTATTTGTCAACTACACCATCTATAAATCCAGAGACAATATTCACATGTTCGGCAGTTGCATCTGCATACTCGGGTGTAGGTTATCTGAAACGCTTTATATCTAGTTCAGTTGGTGTTACAACGTTGGCAGCAGGTATATGGACATTTACTAATCACGTGTCGGTTGATAACAACGCAGGTATCAACAAAGTTATTACTCGTATAAATCAACGAAAAACATTTGAAGGACTGGTAGGTACCTGGTCGGGGTCGGGCCCAGATCGAACATTCACTTGTACCAACGGAACACCGTTTGTTCCTGCAGACATAGGTGACGGTACAGTGCTGACAGCAACATTAGTTGAAACTCCAACACAAACCGGTTGGATTATTGGTTTTACATCAGCAGACGTAGTTACAATACATCTATCTGACCCATCGTTTGTTAATGTGGTAGATACTCCACTAACAGCAATGTATTACTGGTTGTTTGATACCAGCGCACAAGCTACTTCGTTATTATATTCGGGTGCAATCGAAGAACAAAACATTGCCTTGTACGTTCCTGAGATTCCGGGATTTTCCCCGGCAGATAGGTTAGTGGCAGCATATTTTGGTGTTACAGACAGTATTACTCCTCGTACATTTTCTTTATATACAGCAGGTGCAACTCATTATTCTAAAATACAGACCCCATTTTCAACAACTAATCAGTTCCAAAGAGATATTCAACGAAACGGATTCCTAGATCAAACTGAAACATTTATGTCGTTTGATCCGCTTACATACACCTTTACACTCGGTGATATAGGTGCTGGTTGGACATATTATCGCGATGGTTTAAGGTTAACAATGTATGGTAATCGCACTGTTACCTTACCCGGAATACCGCCCGCCGAAGGCCTGTGGTTTATATACATGGATGATAATCTCGGCACACTAACTGCATCACTATCGCCGTGGTCGTTGCTTGATAGCAAGATTCCTGTTGTTGCTATACCGTTTTGTGATGATAGCGTACCTACATACTTCCTTGAAGAAGAACGGCACTCTATTTTGATAGACCGGCGCGTTCATTATTATCTACACAAGACTCGTGGAACTCAATATGTGTCGGGCGGTAATATATCGGGATATACAGTGGGCGTAGACACCAATGTAGCTCACACCATTGCGTTATCAGAAGTAGTTATAGCAGATGAAGATATCATTATAACGAGCCCTGCATTGCCCGATCCAGATGGGGTTTTCCTTGCGTATCTTACATTTTTCCCAGAGGGTGTTGGATTCCCCTGGGATTGGGCCGACACAAGCGAACCGTTTGTATTCGGTCAGTTAGGTGGTAACGGAAATATTCAATGGAATAACAATTCTACTCTGCAAGATGGTGCAGGATCACATTTCTACACATCGTATATTATAGCAACAAATATTATACAGAGTGCAGGAAGGTATGTGATTATCCCTGGAGAAGGGGAATTTAACACTCTTGCAGAAGCACAAGCAGAAGATCCTCGTAACTTCAATCTAACTTCTATGCCAATCCAAGAATGGGCGTTTTTATGGAAGATGATATGGCAGTTCGATAATGGGTTCACCAGTGCAGGTAAAGTTGTTCTTGCATCCTCACCGACAGATTTGCGCGGAGCACTACACCAAAAACAAATAAACATAGGTAACACCGGACTAAGTGGATTCTCTGGATATTCGGGAACAAGTGGCTTCAGTGGAACAAGCGGCTTTAGTGGAACATCTGGCGCCAGTGGTGTTAGTGGAATTCAAGGCCCTCAAGGTATAAGTGCTACTGGTAGAACGTATTGGTTCTGGGATCAGGCAAGCGACATATCTACTTACGAAGCATTGCTTCCTGCACCGTCGCCGCAGGCCGAATTTGACGAATCATGGACTGTAGTAAATACCGATGGTGATAAACTATTAGATTCTTATGCAACAGAACCGGGCGAGCCAAATATAATATTGTTACCCGCCGGCGAGTGGAACTTCAACATGTTCTACTATGTTGCAGCGGTATCAGGTGTTACGAACCTTGTGATTAAAGGATATATAAGGCACCTTAACGGAACAGAAGACCTTGCGTTCTCAGTAGAATCGTTGCCTATAACAAATACAACGGTATTGCCTGATCCCGATTCGATATCATATACAGTGACGTCATCGAATGCAATGCTTGTTACAGATCGCGGTGTCATAAAAATATTTGTCAAGACAACAAGTACAACACCGGTAGAGTTCCATTTTGTTCATGACGGTAACTTACATCCGTCACACGTTCACTCACCTATCACAATAGGTGTTCAAGGACTTAGCGGCTTCAGCGGCTTCAGCGGTTATAGTGGAACATCAGGTATAAGTGGCTATAGTGGTATAAGTGGAATAAGTGGCTATAGTGGTTTCAGCGGCTTATCTGGCTATTCGGGATTAAACGGTACCTCTGTTGCATTAAAAGGATCTGTTGCAAACTTTGCAGCACTGCCGGCGGGTGCTACAGCAGGTGATTTATGGGTTACATTGGATACAGGTCACGGTTGGGTGTCAGACGGTGCAAACGGCTGGTCAGACGTAGGACAAATTCAAGGACCTACCGGTATTTCCGGTACAAGCGGCTTTTCGGGTACAAGTGGTTATTCGGGCACTAATGGCGCATTCGGCTTTAGCGGGTTTAGCGGTACAAGTGGTTTCAGTGGGTTCAGTGGAGCATCTGGTACAAGTGGAATAAGTGGCTACAGCGGTGTAAGTGGCTACAGCGGCAATGATGGTACATCAGGCACAAGTGGTTATAGTGGAACAAGTGGCATATCAGGCTATAGTGGTATTGATGGAACATCTGGCTATAGTGGTTTCAGTGGAACATTGGGAATAAGTGGCTATAGTGGGTTCAGTGGAGCATCTGGTACAAGTGGAATAAGTGGCTACAGCGGAATAGACGGAACAAGTGGTTTTAGCGGAACATCAGGCACAAGTGGAATAAGTGGCTATAGTGGGTTCAGTGGAACAAGTGGCTATAGTGGGTTCAGTGGCACAAGTGGAATAAGTGGCTACAGTGGTTTCAGTGGAGCATCTGGTACAAGTGGAATAAGTGGCTACAGTGGTTTCAGTGGTTTCAGTGGTTTCAGTGGAGCATCTGGT